TTCTATATTTTTAAGAACTCTTGTAGGGGACCCGGCTGATATAGAAAATCAAATTGTAACTCTTATTACCCCTACCAGTAAAATACAATTACAAATTCTTAAAAAAAGAGAAGTTGTAGAATTAATTAATAACATCCCTCAAACAAGCCCTGATACGTTTGAATTTTTTATTGACGATACTAAAAATTTCAACATCCAACCAGGCGATGTAATTGAATATGGTGCTGAATTTGGTAATATTCCAATAGTAGGTAATCCTTATAGGGGAGTTGTTGAGAGTGTGCCTATTGCCGTAGAAATAGTAGACTCAGGAGCTAATTTTAAACCGGGTAATATTTTTTCCGTTACTTCAGGTAATGGTATTGGTGCCCTTTTAAAAGTAATTAAAACTACCCCGACCGGCGGTCTTAGAGTAGTTCAGCTTTTTGGTTTTGGTCTTAATTATTCCGTAGATTTTTATGCTTATTTGTCCGCAGAGTCCTTAATAGCGGTAACAGGCACGGATGCTATTTCTACACCTAATAGTGTTTTAGTAACTGATAGAATGCTTGGTCTGGTTGACTTTGGTACTATTAATATAACAGACTACGCCCCAACCGCTTTTGAAGCATCTTACGTCGGCACTGTTTTAGGTTCTTTCTCCTCCGATACAGGCGCCATTACAGGAACCCCGGTAGATGGTTCAGTGATTGTAAGAGTTGGGGGTAAAGCAAAATACCCCGGGTATTATGAAACAAACAACGGGTTCATAAGCGATGAAATTTACTTACAAGACAATGCCTACTACCAGCCCTTTTCTTACTTAGTAAGAGTAGAGGAAAGGTTATCTGATTATAAAAAAGCTTTGCTAGAATTATTGCACCCAGCAGGAACAAGACTATTTGCTGATTATACATTAGAAAATCAAATAGAGATTATAACAGAACTAACCGATACATTTAAATTATTAGATTTGTTAAAAGACGATATGATTACGGTTACAGATTCTATTACCGTTGTCCTTAATCCGCCTTAAGATGTGGTATAAATAAAGAATAACAATTAGGAGATTTTATGAGTTGTGTTAACGAGGTTATCAAGCTTAAAGGTGAGCTTGTTATTACCAAAACAACTTCTGACGGAAAACAAGAAATCATTACCGTTTCCAATCTTGTAGTGACTGCCGGTAAGGCGTTTATTACAAGTAGAATGGCCTCAAACACTGACGCGGTAATGAGCCACATGGCCGTTGGTACTGGTAACGTTACTGCTACCTCTGGTGATACGGGCTTAGGTACGGAGATTGCTCGCGTAGCTTTAACGGTAGCAGGCGGCACACCTTCTTCAAATACAATTACTTACTCAGCTTCTTTTCCGGCCGGCACAGGTACAGGTACTCTTACAGAAGCTGGAATTTTTAACACATCCGGTGCTGCAACCGGGACCATGCTTTGTAGAACAGTGTACCCTGCGGTTGCTAAAGGTGTTTCTGATGTTGTTGGGGTCTCTTGGATCGTTTCCGTTACTTAAATGCCAACTTTAATACTTAAACCAGCACTTTTTAAAAGTGTAGCTGACTCTGTTTATCGTGATATTTTAACACGATCAAGCAAGTATTATTATTTTCTTGGCTCTACTCTTTCCTGGGTAAATGAAAGCCTTCCTCCTTCCCCTAAAGATAGTATTGAGTATGAAAGAGAAACTAGAAGAAATATAATTTTTTTTAAAGAAATTAAATCTACTGATGTTGCTTATGTTATAGATAGAATAAATTGGACCAGTGGTACAGTATATGATATGTATGACGATCTTTATACTGATCAGATTATAGGAATTAATTTAATCTCCGGGGGAACAAATTACTCCCTTACCCCAAACGTAACTATTTCTGGGGGCAATGGAGTGGGGGGTAATGTTACCGCCTCTGTAAGCGGTGGGCAAATTGTTAGCCTTACCTTGCTTGACGGGGGCTATGGCTACAATGTCGCACCCAACGTAATTATTACCGATACCTACGGTACAGGGGCCAATGCAGTAGCAGTCTTAAATTATGCCGACTCTGGTGCTGCTAATTTACAAACAGCGCAGTTCTACGTAATGACAGCTGACTTTAATGTCTATAAATGTATTGACAATAACGGGGGCCTAACTTCAACAGTTAACCCTACAGAAACGGTTGTTGAGCCATTTAGAACGAGTGATGGGTATAAATGGAAATACATGTATACCGTTCCAGTTTCTTTAAGAAATAAATTTGTTTCCACAACGCAAATACCGGTAATTACATCTCTAAAAAGCCAGTATTATTCTGATGGTGAGATAAAAAATATAGTAGTAGACACTTCTGGCTTTGGCTATACCTATGCATTTGCAACCATTCAAGGGGACGGTTATCTCAATCAAGATCCTAGATTTATTGTAAGAGCAAACGTTACCAGTATTGGTGGGGGGTACTCTTCGGCTAACGTTGTAATTGACCCCCCTTTTAGCAATCCCACCAACTGGTCAAGTATTGAACAAGTTACCCAGGGGACGTACTATTCTTTTTTAAATAACATTTATATTGTTACACAGTCAGGTTTTACTGCTAATGGCGCCGGGCCCGTACATACCGTTGGCTCAGAAATCAACGGCAACTGTGTATTTAAATACGCCGGTACTACAGCCACGGGTAACGCTAACATTACCGCTACCGGCAATATTGATAAGATTATTTTAGATGGAATAATTAAATCTATTAATGTTACTAACGGCGGCACAGGTTATCTCTACGCTCCAATTATTTCTATATCAGGTACCGGTTCTAACGGGGCTGCTTACGCGGTAGTGTCTAATAATGCTATTTCAAAAATTATAGTTACAAATGTTGGTAAAGGTTATACACAGACGCCTTCCGTAACAATTGGTGTTGGGTGGGCAGCTAATACAACATATACGGTTGGTAATCAAGTAGCTAATGCAAGCAAACTTTACACCGTTAGCCATGTAATCAACGACTACCAATCAAATACTACTGCCCCAACTCATACATCTGGAAACGTTCTTTTAGGTAATGTATTTTTTACATTTTCAGGCTCTCAAGCAAATGCTAGTGCAGAGCTTAAATTTGGATCTGGCTATTCAACCTCTCCAAACGTTACTATTAACGGCGATGGGTCAGGTGCTACAGCTTCTATACTGACAGAAAAATCAGAAGCTTTGATATCTCCAATTATAGAAAACGGCAAAATTGTGGGGGCAACCGTTGAGGATGGAGGTATTGGATATACATATGCTGAGATTAACGTAGCCGGGGACGGTACGGGAGCTGAATTAAGAGCAGATCTTAACTTCGGTAGTTTAAATACCTTTCAAGCCGATAGTGAGCTGTTAGCTAAAAGAGGCGCAATCTATGCAATTAAAGTAGTATCCGGGGGGTACGACTATAGCAACGCTAATATAACTATTAGCGGGGACGGTACCGGTGCTATTGCTACCGCTAGTCTCTTAAACGGCAGACTTGCTAACGTAACAATTGTATCACCGGGTACGGGTTATACAAGAGCGAATGTTATTATCTCAGGCACAGGGTTCGGTGCTGTAGCTAGAGCAATACTACCACCATTTAAAGGTCACGGTAGAGACGCTCCAGGAGAACTTTACTCTCGCTCTCTAGCATTTTATTCTACTATTGCAGATGACAAAAATCAAGGTTTTAATATAGATAGTGATTACAGACAGTACGGTATTATAAAAGATATTGAAAAATATAGTTCTTTAGAAAATTACCCTCTGTCTACCGGCTCAGCCTGTTGGTTAGTATCTGGTGTAATTAATACTGCTATATTTGTAGATGATTTAATACTTACAAGAATTTCAGATAGTGCAAAATTTGTTATTGTATCTAGAACAACCCAGGGTGCGCTTTTACAGTCCATTACCGGGCAATCACCTACTGTAGGCGATATTTTACAAGCACCCACAAGCCAATCATTTACCGTTACCCGGGTCACTGATCCAGAGGTGAATAAATATTCAGGTGAGCTTTTATATATTGACAATAAAAAAGCATTTATACCAAGCAACGAACAAGCAGTTTCAATTAAAACAGTAATTAAGTACTAATAGGCAACCTATGGCGATTGATCTTAACACCGATCCTTATTTTGACGATTACTCTGAAGATAAAAAATTCTATAGAATTTTGTTTAAGCCTGGATATGCCGTACAGGCAAGAGAGCTTAATCAGCTTCAGACTATTTTACAAAAACAAATTAGCCGATTTGGGGATCACGTTTTTAAAAACGGTTCTTTAGTCATTCCAGGTAACACATTTTATGATAGAAATTTTAACTACGTTAAACTAACAACCTCATTAAATTCTGTACCTACAGCAAGCGTTATAGAGGAGTTAATTGGTAGACAGGTAACCGGGCAGACATCCGGGGTTAAAGGAGAGATTCAGACTACTATTGCAGCTGAAAACTCTGACCTTCCTACTCTTTACGTTAAGTATATTTCTGCTGGCAATTCCGCCTCTAACGTAGTATTTGATGCTAACGAAATACTAACTACAAGTGATTCTGGTACTTCTATTTCCGTTCAAGTTGATGCAGCAGCGGCCACGGGTAAAGCTCACGCGGTAAAAATTGATCGCGGGGTCTATTATATAAAAGATAATTTTGTATTAGTAACTCCACAAACACTAATACTTGACAAATACGGTGCTACCCCTACTTTTAAAGTAGGATTAGCTGTTTCCGAGACATTAACTACCTCAGATGATGATTCAACTTTATTAGATCCTGCTCTAGGTAGCGCTAACTATTTTGCCCCGGGCGCAGATAGATTAGAAATAGAACTCACCCTGCAAAAAAGATCTGTTACAAGTATTACTGATTCTGATAACTTTATTGAGCTGTTAAGGGTTGAAAATGGGGTACTAGTATCTTTGGTTGATAAACCAGGATACAATCTTTTACAAGATGAATTTGCAAGAAGAACCTATGATGAGTCCGGGGATTATACAGTAACACCCTTTGGTTTATCATACATTGAACATTTAAAAGATGATGAGCATTTAGACGGCTATCTCACAGCCGCTAATGGCGGAATTGAAAGCAAAGGTATTGCAGTACTTAGACCTGGTAAGAGCTATGTAAGAGGGTATGAAGTATCTACTATTTTTAACAAGTACTTAATCTTTAATAAACCTAGAGATAATACATTAGTTACAAATGCAGTTATTAGAACGCCCTTTGGTAACTACACCCTTACTAGTAATCTTTACACAATTCCTAACTTTACTTCCAACTACACCACCGTAGGGCTATACGATCGATATAAAGAGTCCCACGGCGTTCCCTCGGGTACTTTGGTTGGTAATGCTAAAGTTGTAGGGTTTGAAGTTAATTCCGGTAACGTTTATTCTAAAACGTCCACGTTTAAAAATTACATCTTTGATGTGTCAATGATTAAAGGGTATACCTTTGAGCGTGATGCTAAAAGTTTTTTCACTTCTAATATATCTGACTCTGGTTATTCCTCCCCTATTTTTACTGCAGATCTTGTACCTGCAGCCAAAACGCTTACTGGTACTGTAAGCGTTATTAATAATTCAAATTTAATTACCGGGGTCAACACACTTTACACTACAGAATTAAAAGTTGGTGACTATGTTACTTTTAGTACTACTACCGTATCTTATAGAGTAGAGTCTATATCCAATACTACAACTCTCACCCTTGCTTCTTTATATTCCGGTATTGATACTTCAGGGGTTACCTTTACTAGAAATGAATCCTATCTTAACGATGTTACTAATCATACTTTAGTTTTTGAATTTCCGCAAAAAGTTATAAAGTCTATTTCTGATATTACCTATAGAACAAGAAGAGTTATTCCTTCTACCCTTACCGCAGGTAATACTACAATAACTTTAACTGCTACCGGGGAAACGTTTGCAAGTCATTCTGATGGTAGGTTCTTTGCAGTGATTACCTCCGGAGTACATACAGGTAACATCTATGCAATAGATGCCAACAAGTACACAAACCCAACACCGGGTAACTTTGCTACTGTTAATTTTAAATTATATGACTACGGGTTATCGACTCAAGATGTACTTTTATTTGCAACTATTAATAAATCTAACCCTACAGTAAAAACAAAAACACGTACCTACACTACCACTGACTATACCGCAGAAACGGATGCAAGAGCTACCGTTATAAGCCTTGGTAAGGCAGATGTGTATGAGCTGTCAAACGTTAAAATGTCAGCCAATGCTTTTGGTACCCCTTATTATTCTGTAAGCGAAACTGACATTACCAGTCGGTATACTTTAGATACAAATCAAACAACTACATACTACGGTGTATCTAAAATAAAATTAAAACCTGGGTTCCCTGAGCCAACCGGGCCTATAAGAATTGGCTTTAAATACCATACCCATTCAACGGGTGATTATTTTAGTGCAAACTCTTATCCTGATTATGAAGATATATCTACTTTTGTTAATCAGGGTAGAACTTATCAACTTAGGGATTGTTTAGATTTTAGATCCCGGATCGGGGACACAGGAGTTAGTTTTACAACTGCTACTGGCGGCGTTATATCAGACTTTTTAGATTTAAGTAGTGATTTTATTTGTGACTTTGATTACTACCTACCGCGATCAGATAAGATATATGTAAGCAGTAAGGGTGAATTTACGTATAAAGAAGGGGTTAGCTCACTTGATCCCGTTGAACCTGCAACTCCTAATGACTCAATGGCGTTATATATTATTGAGCATCCAGCATATGGTTTTGATATCTTAAAAGATTCTACATTTAAACCGGTAGATCAAAAACGCTACACCATGCAGGATATCGGTAAGCTGGATACTAGAATTACTAACCTTGAATACTACACAACACTTACCCTGTTGGAGTTAGATACAGCGGTATTTACTGTTAAAGATACTTTTGGCTTGGATAGATTTAAAAACGGATTTATTGTTGATGCTTTTAAAGGTCACGGGGTCGGTGATATTCGCAACTCAGATTATAAAATAGCTATGGATTTTTCTACCGGGGAATTAAGACCGTCATATTCTACACGCAACTCACAGTTTGAAGAAATAAGTAGCACCGACGCTGCAAGAACATCCAATGGTTATGCTAAAGTCGGTACTACCGCAGTACTTAATTACACCCATTCCTCTTTAGTAGAAAATCCGTTTGCAAGTACTACCGAGAGTGTTAATCCTTTTGATACATATACATTTGTAGGCACTATGTCACTTAACCCCCCAGGGGACGTGTTTTTTGAGCTTACCTCCAAACCCCTGGTATTTAAAAATGATGACGGTCAGTATGACAGCCTTATTCCAGATGCAGTCGGAGAAAAAATATACGGTACGGTTTGGAATAGCTGGAAAAAGTTTTGGTACGAATCAGAAGGCAAACAGCTTACCAGTCAAATTCCTTACGGTTATATTATAACAGATCAATCAAATGAATCGGAAAGAAGCACTGCGATTCTACCTTTTGTAAGAGCAGTTACAATTAATTTTGAAGCTAAAAGGTTAAAGCCGAGGACAAAATACTATGCCTTCTTTGGCGGGTATGACGTCACAACCAGTTGCCATATGACTGGTAAAGCTACCCTGGAAAGTAATGCATATATTTCTTTTAGTAAAGATGATTTTGTTTCTCCGGGTAATCTTTTTTCTGATGAAGCAGGCGCAATTACAGGCGTATTCAAATACACACCATCAGATACTTTTAAAATACCTGCAGGTTTAGTTAAGTTTAGATTGACCGATTCTCCTACAAACTCTGAAAACAAAGAGTCTTTAGCAGAGGCTGTTTTCGTGGTAGATGGTTCTATTAAAAAAGAAACACCGTCTACCGACAACTACACCGCACCAGCTGGTACCAATCTGGTCGGTACCCCATCTACATCTACACCAGCTGCCACCGCTTATGCTCCAGGATTATCAGATTATATTGTGGCTGTCGCTGCTGGAGTAGCAGTTGGTACCGCTGAAGGTATTACGTTAACTAACTTTTTAAAAGAAAATATTCTTAAAAATGTTAATGACGCAGCTGCAATAGCCTATAATCCTTCTACTTTTTCTGGCTATGATGGTATTCAGGCACCCAGTGCAGTAACAATTGAGGGAACTGATTTCCGAGGTAACCCTGTTTCTATTAATATACCGGCGTATAGAGACGGCACAACAGGCGATAAATCATTTAACTTTATAGGTGACCCCGATGGTACCGCTGGTTCAGCACTAAACGTACTTACTGCAACCAACGTACCTGGAGATTTATTTGTGCAGGTGGTTAAAGATAATATTGTTGCTAGTTCACCTACTGCAGCAGCGGGCGAAGCAGCCTGGACTCATGTAGTTAGTGTATATGATGGGGTGAGAGACGCTATAACTGCTGTTACAAATGAAGTTAATAGAGCAGCAGCGGAAGGATCGGCACCAGCAGTGTCGTATACAGCGGATCAAATTAATTTTTATGCTGCCGGGGTAGCTACCGGGCAATGGACTGATAGTCCTTCCGGTATTGCAGCTGCTACCAATGCCTATGCAGCCGCTACAACACTAGGATATGTAGAAGCCGGTGGTGGGGGATATGGTGCATCAGGTGCCGGTGCCGTGGCTGCAGCTACTGATACTTTTACTAACGGGTGGTAAGATTAAATGACAACTAGAATTGCAACAGATGCGGGAACAGGCTTAGGCGGGTTTGTAGACTCCCTTGCTCAATCTTTTATTGTAGACCGTGCTCTTTATTTAACAAAAATTGATGTTTATTTTAGTGATAAAAGCTCTGATTACCCGGTAGAGCTCTCTCTCCGAACGCTAGAAAACGGAGTACCTAGTAGAAAAATTATTCCTAACTCCGTAGTAACTTTATCACCTAGTAATGTTAACATTTCTTCTAATGCTTATACCGCTACTACCTTTACATTTGCTGAACCCATTTACGTAACTTCAGGAATTTATTCTTTTGTACTTACATCCGATACTAAAAAATATAGGGTTTATGTTTCAGAAAAAGGTAATGTTGATTTAATCACTAATGCTGTTATTGGTTCGAAGGATCCAACCGGTGGGGTGTTGTTTAAAACTCAAAACGGCGTTTCCTGGGAGATGGATAATTCAAAAGATATAAAGTATAAAGTTTATAGAGCCAACTTTACCAGCACTTCTGCTACTATTGATCTTAAACTTAAAAAAGGGCTACAAAACAGTCTCACCTATAAGTTACTGCCAAAGGATCCTTTTACTTCTTATGCTAGTTCCCCTGTAGTTAAAGTAAAACATCCAAATCATGGGTTTGCAAACGGCGCAAAAGTTAAGTTTTTTAACCTAACAGGTGATTTAGAAGTACTAGCTAATGCAAATGCTATAGTGCGGTATAATGGTATCTTGTATCAAAATATTGTCCCAAGTACCTACCTTACTGTTGCTAATGCAAAATATGATTCCTATACTGTATTACTAACCATACCTGCTGGTGATTTAGCTGATATAAAATTTGGAAGTTTTGGGGGTGCTACCGTTACCGCTACCTCCCAGCATCCTTATTCCGTTACATACCCAGCAATTTCAAAAATTGAGCCTACTGGGACATCTATTACCTATAGAGCTAAAACAACAGATACAGGATATAATATTTCTGGATTTGAGGTAGTAAATGGAACAAACACAAATACATATAATGGGGAAAAAATAATTGTAGATGATGAAAATACACTCCTCTCGCTATCAAGTCAAGACAGTTTTGCTTATCGGTTAAATCTATCTACCACGGATAGCTACCTTTCACCAAAAATAGATTTGTCTTTGTCAAGTATAAATTTTATTACTAATGATATTAATAACCCTTCCAGTACAGATAACCTTAGTTTAGATATAAAAACTATTGCAAGCGCTAACACATTAATTTCTTTTGCAAGTACCGGGGTTGTTACAATTGGTGGAGGAGCAACTCAAGCTAATGTTAAAACTATGCAGCAAGGGGCTTTTATAGAAATTTCCGGTGCATCACAATCAGCTAACAACGGTACATTTAGGCTTGTAAATGTGGCCACTGACGGCACAACTTTTACAATTCCAGCTGCTAGTACAGAACCTAACGGTAGTCCTATAACACTAAAATATTTTCCATCTTATGTTGCCGAAGAAGCTAGTACTGGAGGTACTGCTAAAGCCAAATATATTACTAGAAAAATTGAACTTGCTAATCCTTCCACAGCTATAGTTACTAGGTTAAACATCTCTAAACCAGCTAGCGCGGATGTTAAAGTTTATTTTAAGACTCAAAGTATTGGTGAAGAATCAATAATTGATAGCAAAGAATTTACAGAGCTTAGTTTAGGTACACTACCAACTTCTTCTACTGGGGAATATACAGAAATAGAAAAAGTTTTAGATAATCTTAGCGAGTTTACAGCTATTATTTTTAAAATTGTACTTATTTCAACCAGTAGAGCAGAGGCACCTAAAGTTAAAGATTTAAGAATTATTGCTCTTGAATAGAATGTTAAAAGTTAAAGATCATCCAAATTTGGTTAGAGATCCTCATTCAAAAGCTATTATTGTTTTAGATGATCAAAATAAAATAAATGTTAGAACGCAAAGAGCCGTGCTTATGAATAATAAGCAAGCAATTGATAGCATAAATTTAGAGATAAATAATATCAAGAACGATATACAGGAACTTAAACAAATGTTTACATCCTTTTTACAAAAGGTAGACAAAGGAATTTAATGGCTACGATTATTTTAAGACAGGTAAAAGGAACCCCGCTAACAAACTTCGAGGTGGATGGTAACTTTTCTAACCTTAATATCGATATTGGTGTGGTTTCAAATTTAACAACAACCAATAAAGGTAATCTAGTAGCTGCAGTTAATGAGGTAAAAAAAGATTTTACTGATGGTGCTGACCCTCTTCCGTTTGTCATTGCGCTAAGTTAAGGAGATAGAATGGCAAGTTTATTTACAAGAAGAGTATCATCCAACGTTGGCAATGCAAACGTAGTTGTAGGTAGCTATATCGTTGCAGCAAATACATCTACAACGCTTATTGGTTTGGTATTCACAAATACATATACAAATGAAATTCAAGGATCAGCGCTACTTCGCAATGCAACTAGCTCTGTTTTTTTAATAAAAAATGCTCCCATTCCAACAGGTAGTTCTTTAGTAGTAGTTGGCGGAGAACAAAAAATTGTTATGATTACAGGAGACCGTATTGAAGTTCAATCCGATACATCAGCATCAATGGATGTTGTAATGTCTCTTTTAGAAATTACCTAAGGATATTAAATGGCTTATATTGGTAGAGCACCCCTATCAGGTGATTTTCGTAAAATAGACAGTATAGAAGCGCAGTTCAATTCTAATACAAATACTTTTGCGATAACTTATCTGACTGAAGCTGTTATACCTGGTTCCCCTTACGTGATGATTGCTGTATTAGACGGACAGGTTTTAGAGCCAGCGGTTGATTATAACGTAAATGGTAATAATTTATTATTTACAAATGCACCTAACGCTGCGCAGTCTTTTCACGCTATTATTTTAGGCAATACTGGTACAGCTGTATCTACAGGAGGTAGTGGTATAGCCTCTATTAATAACCTTACCGGTAATAACCTTACCCTAAACAATGTTACAATTAACGGTTCTATAGTATCTAATGTTTTACTTAATAATACTACAGGTAATGTTATACTTACCAATTCAGTTTTAGGTAGTAATGTAAGCGGTACACTGGAAGGAACAATAAACAACGGTACAATTACAAACACGGTTTTAGGTAGTAATGTTACCGGTATCATAGCTAACGCTACTATTACAAACACGGTTTTAGGTAGTAATGTTACCGGTAACATAGCTAACGCTACTATTATAAACACGGTTTTAGGTAGTAATGTTACCGGTAACATAGCTAACGTTACTATTACAAACTCTGCAATAAGCAATGCTTATGTTTCTAGCTATAAAGAGCTAATTACCAATCTTGGAAACATTGGAACCGCTGCTGGAGCTACTGTTAATATAGATCTTTCTCAAGGTAACATTTATAGAGCAAACCTAATTGGTAATGTTACCTTTACTTTTACCAACCACCCTACGGTACCCTTTACAATGCCAATTACATTGATTGCTACCCAGGTTTTTGGTAGTAATACTATTAACGTAACCAGTGCTGTTTATACTGAAAATGCTTTACCACAGCTATCAATATTAGCTGGAAATACCGATGTTTTAACTTTCTTTTCACCTAACGGTGGGGTCAGATACATCGGTACTCATGCAATATCGGATGTTATTATTTAAAGATCAAGGAGATTTTAATGGCAGTATCTAAGATAGACGACATTTTTCTTTATACTGGGTGGACATCTAATGCCCAGGAGTGCTATCGCGTATTAGAATGGCTAAAAAATAATAACGTTAAGTACACACTTCTACAGTATAATGACGAAGCACAGCATGAATCCGTATTAAGTACCCTAAACGATTGGTTTCCTGATGCTAATATAAATGATTTTCCAATTGTTGTCTTTACAAATATGGATTTAGATTTAAGCCCAAGTCAGTGGCCCCGTGGTTATTTTACAAATTTAGCCGACATTCAATCAGATAGCAATTTTTTATCTTTAAGTAGAAAAAATAGCTAATCATGCCTTTAGGGTTCGCAAGTACATTAAGACGTTCGATAGCACCAGGGGGCCAGGCGTCTTACAATACAGCAGGTAATTTTACCTTTCAAGCGCCTTTTGGTATAAGAACCGCTAGCGTGGTTGCTAGACCTGGAGCGGGTAATGCTGGCGGCCCTGGTGCGAACGGTAATGATGGGGCCCCTGGTGCAACAGGACAACCAGGGACTAATGGTAACAACGGGGTTGGAGGTCCAGGCGGTCAAGGGGGCCAAGGGGGCCAAGGCGGCCCAGGTGGTAGTGCTGGAAACCCCGGCCAAGGTAGTCTGCCAGCTGGATCAGGTGGTGGTGGTGGCGGTGGCGGTGGGGTAACTAACGCCCCTTATAACTCCGCTCCGTTTGGGGCTCCTGTTTCAGTGAATACAAACTCTAACGCTACTAGTGGTAGTTCCGGGATTGGGGGAGATATATTTCAGCCCCCGGGTGGTCCAGGGGGCAGTGGCGGTACCGGGGGCCCAGGGCAGTCAGGCGGGGCAGGTAGCGCTGGCCAGCCTAGTAATCCAGGTAGCTCAGGTGGCGGTGGCGGTTCCGGAACCGGGGGCCAACCTGGCCAAAGCGGGTTTTCAGCCCCTAACACTTGGCCTGGTAGCGTTGGGGCTAATGGTCAGCCCGGGCAGCCTGGCGGGCAAGGACAACCTGGAACCCAAGGTCAGCCTGGATCGGCCGGTAATGCAGGTAATCCTTCCGCGTTTGGAAATATAAACTTTGCTGCTTCTCCTTTGCCCGGAGGTCAAGGCGGTACAGCTGGCGTTGGTGGCCCAGGCGGTCAAGGGGGTCAAGGCGGTATCGCAGGTAACCCTGGGGGAATTGGAGGACCGGGAGGCGGTGGGCAACCTGGCACAGGAGGACAACCCGGATCAGGGGGTGCCGGAGGACCTGGCGGGCCAGGGGGTAGTGGTGGTAATGGAGGAGGTACAAATCCTCTTGGTAACTTTATCTTTTTCGGTCCAGCAAACGCAGGCTCTTCTCTAACAACCAATGTTGTGGCTGGTAATCCCGGAAACCCAGGTGTCTCACAGCTTGGCGGCCACGGAGGGCAAGGTGGCTCTAGTGGAGCACAAACTCTTACTGCACTTGCTAATGGGTATAGCTATATAATATATAATGCAATAAGCGGTACAGGGGGTAATGGCGGTTTTTTAGGTACACAAGGTTCCCCAGGACAAGCTGGTTCAGCAGGAGCCCAAGGGCAGCCCGGGCAGCCTGGTGGGCAAGGACCAACTGGCCTACCCGGTACTGGTGCAACAAATGGAACTGCAGGTCAAGCCGCGCCTAATACATGGCCTGGTAAAGCCGGTGGGTTAGGTCAACCTGGAACTAATACAGCTCCAAACTCACAATCAGCTGTAAATTTTTCAAGAAGACAACAAGTAGCTCTCACTGTAGGTGGCGGGGTAACTGCTGGTAGCGTTCAAGTATCTTGGAATAGGCAATAAGTATTGAATAAAATTTGATTTGAGTTTATAATTTAAATATGTCTACATATATTTTTTCCCCGTCTCCTACCTATGGTACGGGGGATCATACTTATGTCACTTGGGAAAATGGATTTAGCGATAAAGAAATTGAAGATATTATTTCTATCGGTAAATCTCGTCAAATAGATGCTGCAAAGGTCTCAAGTTCTAATATAATTTCCCCTGATATAAGAACTTCCAGTACATCTTGGATTGATCTTACTGCTGATTCAAGCTGGCTTTATGATCGATTAGCTTATATTGCAAGATGTTTAAATGGTAAATTTTATAGATATGATTTATTTGGTTTTAATGAACACATGCAATTTACCATTTATAATAGTGATGATAAAGGTCACTATACCTGGCACATAGATACTTCTTCTGGTCCAGAAAATACTCTTGCTCCTCGCAAACTTTCCATGGTTTTACAACTTTCTGACCCCGAAGATTACGAGGGCGGTGATTTAGAATTATACGGTAGTTCGTTAATAACTACCGTTACAAAAAAAAGAGGCTTGGTTGTAGCTTTTCCAAGCTATATCTTACATAGAGTTACACCAGTAACTAAAGGTACTAGAATAAGTTTGGTAGTTTGGATAACAGGGCCCGCATTTAGATAATTATGAGTTCATATACTATTGATGATAATTTTGTAGGTGTATTTGATGACTATCTACCCCCTACCTGGTGTGATAGGGTAATTGAATATTATGAGTGGTGTGCAGTAAACAATAAAACCTGGGAAAGAAATGAAGCTGCTTCCTCAGTAAAAAGTGATAATTCCACCGTCCTTAATCCTAGAACCTCTGAAGAAATAAACTTTACATATGAAAATTTAACCCCGGTTATTAGTGAATTTAATAAAGCGTTCTGGGATGTATGTTATCCAATTTATCTTAAAAAATTCGACGTACTAGCCCAGTATGCCAAGCATACTATCTATTCGTATAAAGTTCAGAAGACTTTACCCGGGGAAGGGTATCATGTTTGGCATTGTGAAGATGGAGATGTTCCTTATTCGAGAAGAGTAGGGGTTTATATTGTTTATTTAAATGAGGTAGAAGAGGGGGGAGAGACAGAATTTATATATTTAAGTAAAAGATATCCCCCTAAAAAAGGTCGAATAATTATATTTCCTCCTAACTTTCCTTGGGCCCACCGCGGTAATCCCCCGCTCTCAGGCGCTAAATATATAATGACAGGATGGATGGAATTTCAATAACTAACAAACTATCAGGTAAAAAATGGGATATCTAGGAAGAAGACCGGAAACATTAGCCGGGGTAACCAATCTTGCTGCTAATACAGCCTCTAGTATTGTAAATTCTAATGTAGGTATTTTATCTAATCTTCAGACTACAATTAAAAGTAATGTAGTCTCGGCTATTAATGAAATTAAACCTGGTACTATAAAAATTTCTGTATTTGAAAGCGATGCAGCAAGAAATGCTACAATTACAGTACCGTTAGCTGGAATGTTAGTACTTTCTAACACTAAATTTCAAGGCTACGACGGTAATGCCTGGGTTGATCTTAATTAAAAAATAATTTTTCTTAGAAAAGGGCCTTCGGGCCCTTTTTCGTTACTTTCCCTTTATTATAAATAATACAATCGAATAAGGGAATCACTATGGCCGTAACTTCCAATCTACTTATAGAGCAGGGCGCTACATTCACGGTTACAATAAACTTCAATGATGACGACGGTAATCCCAATGATCTCACAACATATACCGCAGCATCAAAAATGCGCCGTTCGTACTACTCTTCCAATGCAACCACGCTTAATGCAAATATTACAAGCCCCGCTAATGGGGAAATAATCATATCTCTTTCAGCTGCTTCTACAGCAAATTTGAGACCTGGGCGCTACGTTTATGATTTAGAAGTATCCAATGCTTCGCAAACTTTAAGAGTTATCGAAGGAATCATAACAGTTCTGCCTGAGGTCACCAGATAAATGGCTGTAACCGTAAAAGGTAAAAAAGGTACAACTATTTCTGTGACTCAAGGGTCGCAGAACGCAGCTTCTATTGTTGTTAAAAATTCTATAGCAAGTGATACGCTTTTACGTTCTTTAAAAGACGTTGAAGCCCTTTCCCTTGCCGATGGTTATGTATTGATTTACAATGCCAACACCAACACCTTTCAAGCCAAAGTAATCACCCTCGGGGACAACACCACAGGGGAGTACGTAGAGAATGTATACCAAGGCGCTGGTATTGTAGTTACTAATAACCAGGGCGAGGGAATGACACCAACAATTTCGTTGGGTGTCACTGGGGTCGGAGCAGGTACATATGGTAATGGTTATCCCCAGGTAGCCGTACCTGTCATTACCGTTGACCAATACGGTAGAATTAACAACATAGTCACCCAGGGTTTATCGAACGCTGAGTTGGTAGTGGCCAACCTAACGGTAACCGGTAATGTAGTTGCAAACGTTTCTATAATTTCCCCATTTGGTAATTTTACAAACAATGTAACAACAAATGTTGTTACTACTCAGAGTCTATACAGCTCCAATCTCGACACCGTAACCCTCCAGTCTGATAATGCTTATGTAGATAACCTCTATGCAGATACAGTTATTTTTTCTGGAGACTTACAAGGAGTCACAGCAACATTTACCGGAAACGTTTATACCGGTAATATTAATACAAGCAGAGTAAATGCTGTATCTGGTTCTTTTTCTAATAATGTAATTACCAATGTTGTAACCACTCAAAATCTTTTCACTGCTAACGCCGATACTGAGATATTAAATTTTACTTCCGGCTATGGCTCAAATGTAGTTGTAGTAACACTGTTTAGCAATACCGCCACTTTCTCATCCAACGTTATAGCTGGCAATATTGCAACCGGGCGTGTTCAAGGCACCTCCGCCTACTTTTCAGACAATGTTATAACCGGTAATGTCAATACAGATACAATCTACACCGGTAATATTGACACTGAGACATTATACGCCACATCGGGTACCTTTTCAGCTAACGTACTAACCGGAAATGTATTTACTAACAGACTAAATGCAACTTCTGGTAACTTTTCAGACAATCTTACCTCTTTAAGCCTTCATACAGGTCCAGTATACGCAACCACAGGAGCTTATTCCGGTAATGTTTCTACCGGTAATCTTTCCACTGGTCGGGTAGAGGCAGTATCAGGTAATTTTTCGGCTAATTTAACTGCCG